AGCCCGCCCAAACCGGACATAGGGGGTGGGTGATCACGTGGCCACCACAGGACCTCGCCCGAAGCCATCGCTGCAGGTCGTCCGCGAGGGCAACCCCAGTCACCGGCCGGTCCGAGAGGGCGTGAAGCTGCCTCCGTCGGAGCTCACGGAACCGGCCTGGATCGAGGCCTTTCCGGCCGTCCGCGGCAACCAGGAGCAGCGCGAGATCAACGCGCGGTGCCGAGAGGTCGCCCGCCGCGAGTGGCGGCGCGTCGTCCCGGTGCTGAAGCTCACCGCCGGCCTGGCCGACGTCGACACGCAGACGGTCATGGACTACTGCATCTGCGTCGCCCGGATCGACCAGTGCGAGCGGCTGCTCTCCAAGCAGGGACTGCTGATGTGGGGCGAGCGGGGCTGGCAGAAGAACGGGGCCGCCACGATCGCCGGGCAGTACCGGCAGCAGCTGGCCCGGTACATCGGAGAGCTCGGCCTGTCACCGTCCGCCCGAGGCCGGCTGACGCCGCCGGAGGGTGGCGACGATGGCGACGACGACGATCCCTTCGACTGAGCAGCTGACCGCGCAGGACCTCGAGGACGGCCTGCCCGTCCCGCGGGCCGCGCTGTACGAGCTGGGCATGTCGGACGAGGAGATCGCCGACGCGCTGCAGTCGCGGCCGCTGGTGTCGGCGTTCCAGATGCCGGATCAGCCGGGTGCCTGGTTCGATGTGGCGGCCGCGCGGCGGGCGGTCCGGGCGGTCGAGTCGTTCAAGCACACCAAGGGTCGTTGGGGCGGGACCACACTACGGCTGGCGCCCTGGCAGAAGCTGTGGATCGTCCTGCCGATCTTCGGCTGGCTGTGGCATGACCCGGAGCTCGAGCGCCCGGTGCGGGTCGTGCGGGCGGTCTGGATCGAGATCCCGCGGAAGAACGGCAAGTCGACGATCTCGTCGGGGATCGCGCTGACGCTGCTGCTGGCGGACCGGGAGACCGGCGCCGAGGTGTACGCGGCGGCCGGCAGCCTCGAGCAGGCCAAGCGCGTGTTCGACGACGCCAAGCGGATGGCGCAGACGTCGAAGGCGGTCCGGGGCCGGGCCGAGCCTCTCGCCTCGGTGATCCGTGTGCCGCGTACCGGCGGCGTCTTCCGGGCGCTGTCACGGATCGCGGAGACCGCGCACGGCCTGAACGTGTCCGGCGCGGTGATCGACGAGATCCACGTGCACAAGAGCCGGGACCTGATCGACGCGATCGAGACTGGTACGGGTGCGCGTGACCAGCCGCTGATCGTCTACCTGACGACCGCGGACGATGCCCAAGAGGGCTCGATCTACGACGAGAAGCACGCCTACACCCGCAAGGTCGCCGAGCGTACCGTCGAGGACCCGGCGCACTACGGGCTGATCTGGGCCGCGGAGGAGGAGGACGACCCGTTCTCCGAGGCGACCTGGCGGAAGGCCAACCCGGGGCTGGGCACCAGCCCGACGCTGGCGTACCTGCGGCGCGAGGCCAACAAGGCCAAGGTCACGCCGTCTTACCTGCCGACGTTCTTGCGGCTGAGCCTGAACGTTCGGCAGAAGGCGTCCACCCGCTGGTTCGACATGCGCAAGTGGGACCGGGTCGCCGGGATGGTCGACGAGGCCGCGCTGAAGGGCCGTCGGGCCTGGGGCGGCCTGGACCTGTCGGCGGTCTCCGACCTCACCGCGTGGGTGCTGGCGGTGCAGTCCACGCAGCCTGGCGTCGAGGTCGAGCTCGTGCCGCGGTTCTGGCTGCCGTCGGAGCGTCTCGAGGACCTGCAGCGGCAGCTGCAGGTGCCGCTCGCGCAGTGGGCACGGGACGGCTTCCTGAAGCTGACCGAGGGCGACGCGATCGACTACGACACGATCGAGAAGCAGGTGCTGGCGGACTGCAAGCACTTCGACGTGCAGTGGATCGGCTACGACCGGATGTTCGCCGGCCAGCTGGTGCAGAACGTGGACCGCGAGACCCGGCGCGGCGTGAAGGTGACGCCGATCAGCCAGACGTTCCTGGGCCTGTCTCCGGCCTCCAAGGAGCTGGACCGGCTGCTGCTGGAGCAGGCCGTACGGCACGGCGGCCACCCGGTCCTGAAGTGGATGGCCGGGTGCGCGGAGACGATCACGGACGGCAACGACAACTACCGGCCGACCAAGCCGAACAGGAAGAAGTCGCAGGCCCGTATCGACGGGATCGCCGCGACGGTGATGGGCCTGGACGGCTACCTGCGCAGGCCGAAGCCGAAGTCGAAGAAGGCAGCCGGATTCTGATGCGAGGGGGTGTTCGTGGCCCCCTCGCAGAAACCTCAGCCGGGTGAGCCGCTGTGGTGGGTGGAGCGGCTCTGGAAGGAGCTCGCCGAGCGCCGCAAGTACGCGGACCTGATGCGGCAGTACTACAGCGGCGACCACCCGCTGCCGATGATCCAGGAGAAGGCCCGGGAGGGCTTCCAGCGGCTGCTGCGCCAGGCCCGCTCCAACTACGTCGGCCTGGTGGTGGATGCCACCTCCGAGCGCCTGCAGATCGACGGGTTCCGGCTGGGCGACGCAGAGACCGGCGACAAGGAACTGTGGCGGATCTGGCAGGCGAACAACATGGACGCCGACTCCGATCTGCAGCTGACCGAGGCGGTCAAGACCGGCCGTGCCTTCGCGCTGGTCGCGCCGAACCCGGACGACGCCACGACGCCGCTGATCACCGCCGAGGACGTCACGCAGGCGATCGTCGCCTACGAGCCGGGCAGTCGCCGCAAGCGTCGGGCCGGGCTGAAGACGTTCACCGACGACTGGACCGGGGACATCTGGGCGACCCTGTACGCCGACGGGCTGCTCTACAAGTACAAGGCCAAGGCGCCGCGTACCGGCGTGCTGAGCCTGAAGTGGGAGAAGCGCGAGGTCCGCAAAGAAGAGTGGCCGGCGCCGAACCCGCTCGAGGTCGTACCGCTGGTGGAGATCCCCAACCGGCCGGACCTGCTGGGCGAGGCGCACTCGGAGATCGAGGACCTCCTGGACAACCAGGACCGGATCAACAAGACCTTGATCGATCGGCTGATGGCGCAGGAGTTCACTGCTTTCCGGCAGAAGCTCCTCATCGGCTACGAGATCCCGACCGACGAGAACGACCAGCCCATCGAGCCGTTCAAGGCCGCGGTGGACCGGCTGTGGATCGTCGAGGACGGCGACGTCAAGGTCCACGAGTTCGAGGCGACCGACCTGCGGCCGTACCTGGACGCGATCGAGGCGGACGTGCAGCACATGGCCGCCCGCTCCCGGACCCCCGCCCAGTACCTGCTGGGCAAGCTGAACAACGTCAACGGGGAGACGTTGAAGGCCACGGAGTCCGGCCTGGTGGCGAAGGTCCGTCAGCGGCAGCGGCCGCTCGGCGAGGGCGTCGAGGAGATCGGCCGACTCGCGCTGCAGGCCGCCGGCGACACCCGGGACCTGTCCCGCCTCGAGACGATCTGGCACAACCCCGAGTTCCGCACCGAGGGCGAGCTCGTCGACGCCCTGGTGAAGATGCACGGCCTGGGCGTGCCGCTGCCCGCGCTGTGGGAGCGCTGGGGTGCGACGCAGACGGAGATCGCGAAGTGGCAGGCCCTGCGCCAGGCGGACGCGCAGCGGATCCTCGGCGGGGACGCGGCCAGCCTGTACGGGCCGAAGCCCCCGTTGGAGCTGACGGCCGGGTCGAGCGCGGCGGTGGAGTCGGCCGATGGCGACGCCGACTGAGCTGGGCCGCACCCGCTACCAGGAGGTCACCTCGACGATCCGGGCCATCGTCGAGCGGATCCAGCAGATCTGGCGGGGCCTGTCCGCGTCGTCGGTCGAGGACGACCTGCTCGGCGAGGCGGGCGCCCGGATCGCGGAGGCGGTCGTCGAGGGGCAGCTGTCGGTGGCGGACGCCGCGCAGGCCTACATCGCCGCGCAGATGGCCGCGCAGGGCGGGTCCGCGCTGGCGGAAGCCACGCTGATGACCTCCGCGTTCGCCGGGATCGCCCCGGACGGCGGGCCGCTGGAGAGCCTGTTGTTCCTGCCGGCGATCGGCGTGCGGCGGCGGCTGGCGGCCGGGATGCTGCCGGAAGAGGCGATGATCGGCGGGCTGGCGGACATGGCCCGCTACGCGTCCACGGCGATCTCGGACACGGCCCGCTCGACGGACCAGGTGGCGATGGCCGCCCACCCGTCCTGCGTGGCCTACATGCGGGTGGTGCAGCTGCCCGCGTGCGCGCGCTGCATCATCCTGTCCGGCCAGACCTACACCCGCAGCGAGGGCTTCCTGCGGCATCCGAACTGCGACTGCCAGACCCTGCCCCTGCGCGAAGCGGAGTGGTCGGGGGTGCCCACCCCCGAGGAACTGGTCGAGCGCATGGACGAGCGACAGCGGCGGCAGGTGTTCACCGTGGCCGGGGCCCGGGCGATCGCGGCCGGCGCCGACGTCGGCCAGGTCGTCAACGCCCGCCGCGGCATGGACGTCGCCCACCTCTACGGCCGCCGCCTGCAGGTCACGCACGAGGGCGCCACCCGGCGCAGCGTGTACGGGCAATCCAGGACGCGGGCCGGGGACCAGATGGAGCGGTTCGCCGGCATGCGCTTCGGCGAGGCGACCTCCGCGCGCTACTTCCGCTCGGCGCGCAGCCCGCGGCTGATGCCGGAGGAGATCTTCCGGATCTCCGACGACCGCGCTGAGGAGCTGCGGCTGCTGCGCCGCTACGGCTACATCGTCTAGCCGATCTTGATCTTCCCTGCCGCGAGGGCGGGGTGAACAGAAGGGACCAGCCGCGATGGCTGACGACATCACCGACAACACCGGCACCACCAACGACGTCACCACCGGATCGTCCGCGACGGACACCGGCCAGACCGACGACGTGACCGAGGGCCTCAGCGACGCCGGCAAGAAGGCGCTCACCGAGGAACGCAAGGCCCGCACCGCGGCCGAGCGGCAGGCGAAGGCCAGCCAGCGGCAGCTGGACGACCTGAGTAAGCGGCTCAAGGAGTACGAGGACCGCGACAAGAGCGAGCTCGACAAGCTCTCCGAGCGCGCCACCACCGCCGAGCAGCGGGCCACCACGGCTGAGTCGAAGCTGCTGCGCTTCGAGGTCGCCACCGAGAAGAAGCTCCCGCCGGGCTGGGCCGCGCGCCTGCACGGCTCGACGCGCGAGGAGCTCGAGGCGGACGCCGACGCGCTGCTGGAGCAGCTCGGTGAGACCAGGCAGCGCCAGTCCCCCGACTACGACGGCGGGGTGCGGCAGACGGCGAGGCCGGCCGACATGAACGACCTGATCCGCCGAACCGCGGGTCGGGGCTGATCTAACCCGGCACGGCGTGCACCGGCCGGACTCATCCAAGGAGGGGGCCGGTCATGGCCTACAACAACATCACGAGCAGGACCGACGCGCAGGCGCTCATCCCCGAAGAGGTCTCCAACGAGATGCTCGGCAAGGCGGTCGAGCAGTCGGCCGTCCTGTCGCTGTTCCGGCGGGTGCCGGTGGCGGCCGGGCAGGTCCGCTTCCCGGTGCTCAGTGCGCTGCCGATGGCGTACTGGGTCTCCGGTGACACCGGTCTGAAGCAGACGACCGAGGTCAACTGGAGCAACAAGTACTTGAACGTCGAAGAGATCGCGACGATCATGCCGGTCCCGGACAACGTCCTGGCCGACGTCGACGCGAACGTGTGGGACACGGCAATGCCGCTGCTGGTCGAGGCGTTCGGCCGCGTCCTGGACACGGCGGTGTTCTTCGGCACCAACGCGCCGGCCTCGTTCCCGACGAACATCCTCGCGGCCGCGACGGCCGCCGGGAACAGCGTGAACGAGGGCACCGCCGCGAACCAGGGCGGGTTCTTCGGCGACATCGACAAGGTCTACGGCGTCGTCGAGGGCGACGGGTTCGACGTCACCGGCTGGCTCGCCGCCACCAGCGCGAAGGCCAAGCTGCGCGCGGCGCGGGACACGCAGGGCCGCAAGCTGGACGACGGCCGCGTCTCTGGTCAGCTGGATGCTCTCGACGGGTTTCCGGTCCAGTACCCGATGCGGGGCCTGTGGCCGCTGGCCGGCGGCGCGGGCGTGGACGGCGTAAGGCTGTTCGGCGGCGACTGGTCGCAGTTCATCGTGGGCGTCCGCCAGGACATCACGATGAAGGTCCTGGACCAGGCCGTCATCACCGACAACACGGGCGCGATCATCTACAACCTGGCACAACAGGACATGACCGCGATCCGGCTGACGTTCCGGGTCGGGTGGCAGGTCGCCAACACCCTGAACAACGACCAGCCCACCGAGGCCAGCAGGTACCCGGTCGGTGTGCTGAAGACCGTCGGCGCCTGATCGGGGAGCTGCGATGAGGGTTCGGGTCGACGACCAGAACACCGTCGTCGAGGCGGCTACCAACCTCGACGGCGCCTACATCGAGTTCCCCATCAACTGGACCTCGGACGAGGTGATCGGCCTCAAGGTCATCACCGGTCTGTTCGGCACGCGGCTGCTGCTGGCCGGGTCCCAGATCGTGGCGCGGGAGGACCTGCGCGGGTCAACCTCGCCGTCGCTGGCGTCGCGGCTGGACCAGGTCGAGCAGCAGATCGCGGGCATCACCGGTGACGTGCAGGTGGTCACCGGCCCCCAGGGCCCGGAAGGTCCGCCCGGTCCGGCCGGGCCGCAGGGCGAGACGGGGGCGAGCGGCGCGGCCGGTCCGG